GGTTTCTAAATAAGCGCACATCTTCGCGAGTGCCAAGACCCAGGCGAATCTCTTGCTGGATCTTGGTCTCGACGTTTGCCACTTGTTCCGGCTAGATCACTACAAACCTAGCTCCCTCTTTATCAAGTCTCTGACCCATACGGTCAAAGGCTTGTCTTCCTCTTTGCACTTTTGCTTGACGAGTGCGTGCAACTGCTCGGTCATGGTGACAGTGCAGTGATGTCGCTTTTGATCTTTCATTTGTCCTTGATATGAAGAGCGATGGCCGTTATCAGCTCAGTCGCCTTTTCGTTCCCAAGCACTTCGACGATTCGAGTAGCAGCATTGCTCGTATTGCAATCCGGAGTGACCTCATAACGCACTCGGCGCTTCGCAATCCCATAGTGAACGGCTGCAGCCATGACAGATGGGAACTTGCGGCCAGGGCCAATTTCTTCAATCACGCCTGTGCCGACTTCGGCGACAAGCCGGGCCATCAGGTAGTCGGACTTGTTGCCACGGCGGCGGGAGGCCTGGTCAGAGCAATCGTTACCCGGGTAACTTTTGCTCTTGGTGTGTTGGTTGCTGCCGTTCCCGCCAGGTCTAGCCACTGCCACATACGGCTGCTCGATTGCCTCCTCAAAATCAGCCACGATCGGCGTGCCCCGGCCAGGAGCATAGGCATCAACAATGGCGACAAGTTGATCTCTGTTCATAGGCTTGCCGCCAATTTTGAATTGGGCGGCGAGCCACTTGTAGAAGTCTTTGTACGGCTGGTCTTTAGGCAAGTGCATCCATGGCCTGGTTGTTTTCATGGTTCTTAAAAGCGACTCCCAGTCAGTAATTGCTGCTGATTGACGGCTAAGCAAAGCAGCCATAGCACCTTGAATTTGCAGAGCACGCTCGTAAGTCGCCTCGCCGGCCTCCTCGGCCGTCATTGTGCCCACTCGGGCTTCGTCGTGAGTAAGTGTTTTCATGATGCTGTTCTGGTGTCGCAGCGAGCAGTAAGACGTTCAATTGCATTTCGCACAACATCTAGGACTTGCATGTCATTAGTAGAGCGATAAACCTTGCCTGAGATGTAATGCTTGTCTCCACGACGTGTGGCGAGAGTGCGGTTTGATTCGTAGTAAATGGAGGCCCAAGTTGCCTTCATTGTTTCCGGGCTCACCTCTCCGTAAGTAGCTCGTGCTAGTTGACGGGCAGCATTTTGATTCAAAGCGCGAGCCTTTCCGATTTTTGTGGTTGTTTCTTCGAAGCCACCCAGGTGATCATCTTCTTGATCATCCTTTGACTCTTTGGCTTGACTCCAAAGTCTTAAAAAGTTAGCGCCCTCTGGCACAGTGATATTTCCAAGGTTAAAACCGCTGGTCTTGCCTGCGATCTCAATAAACAGCTTTGCTTCGTCGATCTCCTCAGCTTCAGCTGTTAGCCCGCTGGTGTCCCGCATGTCGTGCGTGTCAACACCATCAACAAACAATGGCTCCGGCTTGTCTGAGCCGTCGCCTTTAGGGCGGTAAATAGTCGTAAGCAACTCGTCAACGGTTTCACGGCATTCACCACCCTGCTTGCTATAAATATCTTCAAAAATTTCATCAGAAAAAATATCCCCAGGCGTAATCAAAGTTGCGACTGTGACCCTTGACCCATGCATCCCGTTGGTAGGGGTGCCTGCACGGTTCCATCTTTGCTCGCAAGATGCAAATTGACGAACTGAGGACAGATCGACCACGACCTTGATTCGCGCAGCATCCAAGCCTGCCCCAGCGCTATTCTTGACAATCAGATAATCGCCCTCCCCTTCGACAAAGCGATTAATCGCATCTTGAATTTCTCCATCGCCGTCCATAGTGGCCAATATTGGAGTCCGTTTTAGCCCACGAATCATGCGTTCAACTTGTCGACCATGATTGTCTCCATCACGGGTGGAGTCAACGAAAACAATTGCTCCAGAGTCCCTCAATACTTTTTGACGAAGTTCCTTGAGAGACTCTTCGGCGTGCGCAAAGAACTCTTGCATCACGTCTTTGTCTCGCACTACCCGGCCTAGCATCTGTCGCTGCTTATTTCTTGAAAGTTCTTCCAGTAAGTTTCCGTCTGACATTCGCACTTTTATTCTTATCCGCTGCAGTCGGCACAAATACTTGTGGAACCAGGCCTCCTGTCGTTGAACAGTGACATGGGCGTCAAGCTGCGAAGAACAAAGAGAGCGAGAATAAGTTTCAACCTTTGTCCACTGTATTGGCTTACCCTCTTCGTCAAAACAAACACCAAGCTCAGGGTGATTAAATCCAGCATCTTCATACTTGCTAATTGTTTGATCAGATGTAATTGCGCCTAAGCGTTTAAAGCCAGGAATTAACTCGCCATCCGCCCGCATTGGCGTTGCTGTCATTGGCATTATGTAAGCACCAGCCTCTGCCAGGCGAAGCAACGCTGGGCCCCACTTTTTGTCATCACCATCTCCAAAAAACTGTGCTTCATCAGCGAAAACAATTGGCGGCTTGCCGTTTTGTGCTTTCCACTGAACCCAGTCGGCAAAAACCTCAATATTGTTGCTTACCATCGGGATGGTAGCGACAGCAAACTGTTCACCATTAGGGCAGATATTTTGCGGTCGATCTGGAGATCTGGCGATTTGGGTCGCCATCACAGAAGGAGGGTTTTCAATCTGAAAAAGTCGATAAAATTCTTTCCACTTTTTTCCGTCGATGATTTGTCGGCTCAAAAAACCGCGGTGAGTAAGGAATAGTCCACAGCTCGCAAAAGCCGGAATTTCACCATTTGGCGCGGATATGCCGAAGCACCCGGCGACTGTGACAAAGCGAGCCAAGTGAGACTTTCCATAACGAGTGGGCAGGATCACTGACGTGAACCGTTCTCCTTCGCTGAATCGTTGGCATGCAATAAGGCAGCCGTCTCGATGACCACGTCTCAACGGACCGTCACCATTTTCTTGTGTTCCCCAAGATTTGAGGCGTAAAGGGCCTTGCATTGTGTTTTCTTGCGCTGTTTTGCGTTGATGGCAGGATTTACAGAGAGGCTGCAGGTTGAACAAAGCAGATGTGCCGTCATCCGCCCAGCGGCGAATGTGATCAACCTCCCAGTCATCTCCCAGCAGGCACATGCAATTTGCGCACATGCCTTCAGTGGATCTGAAAATTCGATATCTATCTCGTCGACTTCTAATCAGTCGACGTAAATGCTTTGGCGTGTTCACATACGATTAGCCAGGCGCTGCCTGGGGCGAGAGATGACCTAGCAGTGCTAGGGGCTGGGAGGGTCTGGACACCCTCTTGCCCCGATACTAGCCGATCAGCAACGCTTAGGACTTGCCTCTGCCGTAAAAGATCTTGTAAGCCCAACCGGGCTTGTAGCCCTTCTTTTTGGCTAGTGCGAGAAGTTCAGGCAGGGTTCGTGCCCTGCCTATTTCTTTTCTCTGTTCCTTCTTCTCGATGCGCTCCAGTGCGTCTTGCCGACGCATCTCACGCAGCTCACCTTCCCGTTGCGTCAGCTGACGCTTTGGCTTGACCGGAAACTCATGCCCGCAACATGGGCAGACAGGCTGTGGCTTGAAGGCAGCGAAACACATTGGGCACTGCCGCACTGAGGGTGCAGGCTCGTCGTTTTTCTTGCGCTTTGGCTTGCTGTTTAGTGACCAATTGCGTACGTCGTCAACAAAGCCATGTTTGAGAGTGCTGCCAACGTGATCCAGAACAATTGCGATCTTTCCAGGTTGAGGGCGGAGGATACGGCCGACTTGCTGGAGATAGAGGGCTTCTGATTGTGTGGGGCGGAGCAGGATTGCTGCGGAGACTGCTGGAACATCGGTGCCCTCGGAGACGACATCAACAGAGCAGAGGATCTGAGTGCGACCATCGGCTAAGCCGGAGATTGCTTCATCTCGTTCCTCCATTTTCATCTTGCCGGTGACAAGCTTGGCGCGATAACCAGCAGCGTTGAAAGCCTCACATACTGATGTTGCGTGAGCTATTGAGCAGCAAAAGGCAATTGCAGGTAAACCATCAGCAAGGCGACGGTAATGACCAATGGCATCACCAGTAATTGTGGGGCGATCCATCGCCTGAGAAAGCTGATCATTGGCGTAGTCCCCTGCTCGAGTTTTGACGTTGCTTAGATCGGCGATAACGGGCGGCGCGAAAACTCGGTGTTGTGACAAGAATCCAAGCTTTGTGAGCTGCTCGACGGATGGCCCAGAGATGAGTGTCGAAAAATGGCTTCCCAGGCCGCGTCCGTCTAAACGACTTGGAGTTGCGGTTACGCCGACAATTTTTGCGTCGGAGAAGTGGCCGATAATTTTGTCCCATGAGCCAGCAACGGCATGGTGGGCTTCATCAATGATGATCAGATCTGGCTCCGCCGGCACTGTGCGCAGGCGTTTAGCCAGTGTTTGCACTGAGGCGACTTGTACTGAGTGAGCTGATGGCTTGAAGCCTGCAGCGATAATGCCGTGCTCAACACCAGCATTTACAAGCTTGTCCGAGGCTTGTTTTACGAGTTCACGGCGGTGAACAAGGATTAGGACACTGCGGCCTTTGTCGTTCGCGAGGCGGCAGATCTCGGAGAAAACAACGGTTTTGCCAGAGCCGGTGGGCATAACAAGCAGCGCCTTCGGATGCTGGGACAGTGCGCCTCTGAGCTGGGTAATGGCTAATTCTTGATAAGACCGTAATGGCACAAGGGGTTGCACGATTTGAGTGGAGGCTATACGATGCAGCAGCAACGCGCAAGCTGCTTATGGCCCAAGAGATGACCAACGAGGAGTATCACGGCCATGCTGCGGTTTCTAAAAGCGATCTTGACGCTGCTCACAAGAGTGGTCGCCATTACTTCGACAAGAAGAATGGCCCTCCACGACCTTCGACTGCGGCTTTCGATCTTGGAACTGCATTACATGCGTTCGCTTTGCCAGGCGAAAGCCTTGATTCAGTCGCAGTACGGATGCCGGAAGGACTGAAGAAGACCACAAAGGAAGGCAAGGCCTTCGTTGCCGAGCACGCGGGCAAGATCATGCTCAACAACACTGATGCTCATTGCCTTGATCAAATGATGCTCTCGCTTCGTGAGCATCCTGTTAGTTCCGCTTTAGTGAACGGTGAACTCGCCGGCAAATCAGAGCAGAGCTTTTTCGCTATTGAGCCTGAAACTGGGCTTGAAGTTAAGTGCCGCCCCGACTTCATGCTGGATGACGGCAGTTTGATCATTGACCTTAAAACCACCACCGATGCTTCACCAAAAGGATTCCAGAAAAGCCTGGTCTCATTCAGGTACTTCGTCCAGGCCGCTTGGTATTTGGATGTCGTCGAGTTGGCGACGGGCAAACGCCCTGATGGCTTTTTATTCGTTGCGGTTGAAAAGCAACGACCGTTCTCGACGGGGGTGTATGTGGCCGACGAAGAAATGATCAAGATCGGCCGTGAGCATGCCATGGAAGATTTGCGCAAGATCGCCAAATGGAAGGCTGAGGGCAACTATCCGGGCTACTCAGATCGTGCGGAGATGATCTCTCTGCCTAAGTGGATGCTGCCAAAAGAAGACGGCGCTTCTGTTGACCACCAACCTATTGAGCTTTACTAATGGAAAAAGTCACTGAATTCGACTTAATGCATGCTCTTTGGGATTGCAGTTGTTATGTAAGAGATCTCCCCACCAAGGAAGAGACTCGCGCAATCAAAGACGTAATTAATCGATTGGTTTCTGCTTGGATCGAACAACAGAATTTGTCAAAGGAGGAGAGGGTTGCACTTTTCGAGAAAGTTATGGAACCTGGTCCTCTTTGCACGGCGGCACAAAAGGCACTGCGTTCCAAATATCCATCACTGATGGATGGCTAGCCCAAATTGGGGCACTCGGCCCCAAGACGTTATTGCTGCAGCAAAGGCCCGCGCTAGAGCTGCACTTAACGAGAAAGACCCCAAGCTCACTCACCTCGAACGAGCTTTCTACGAGGTCTACAAGCAACAGCAATGACCACCGGGCATCCTTTCCACCCCGACAAGGTGTAAGTCCCGGTCTTTTCACTTCTACCCATTAGTTATGGCCCGTTCACCTGGCAGCAAGAACAAGACTCGTGTTGAAATGACCTTGTCACCTTGGTATGGCGAGAGGATTCGCGAACTTCGCGTTGATTCTGGCTTCGAGTCTGATCAAGCGTTTTCTGCATGGCTTCTGCGCAACACCGTGCAGATTCTGTGTGGTCAACGCGAGCCACAGAACCAAAAGCTTGGCGACCTGCGACTGCGCATGGAGCAAGCACTCCCTAGCCCTGAAGGTGACTCATGAGTGATCAATCTGCGATAACCGCCACTTCCAACAGGTCGGTTTACAGCAGCATTCAGTCGTTCGAGTCGGCGCAGCGCATTGCTGCGTCGCTGGCTGATAGCGCCTTGGTCCCGAATGCATATCGGGGCCAGGCTGGCCTGCCGAACTGCATCGTGGCGATTGAGATTGCCAATCGGATGGGCATGTCGCCTTTCCAGGTGATGCAGAACCTGAATGTGATTCATGGCCGTCCGAGCTGGAGCAGCCAGTTCATTATTGGTTTGATCCAAGGCTGTGGCCGGTTCGAGGGATTCACCTATGCCGAGACAGCTGACTCGTGCCAGTGCTTTGCCACCCTTAAAACCACTGGCGAACAGGTCTCCGGCCCCAAGATCACCTTGGACATGGCCAAGAAGGAAGGCTGGACGAAGAACACGAAGTGGAGCACGATGCCGCAGACGATGCTGCGTTACCGCGCTGCATCTGCTTTTGGCCGGTTCCATATCCCTGATCTGATCCTGGGCATCCAGTCCGTTGAGGAGAATGAGGTGATTGACGCTGAGATTGAGGTTGTCCAAGAGACACCTGAATCGAAGCTGGACAAGGTCAACGAGATCTTGGTCCCCAAAACCGAACCTCAGCCTGTCCCTGAACCTTTACCTCTGGTGGAGCGTGATGATTTTTTTGACTGACGAGCAGCTGGCTGAACGTTGGCAATGTCATCGTCAAACACTGATCAGGTGGCGAACAAAAGGCATCGGCCCAAAGTTCGTAAAGATCAACAACCAAATTCGCTACAAGCTCTCAGACGTGGAAACGTTTGAAGAAGCAAATACTGTCACCCCGGAGTAATTCATGGAATTCAAATTCAACTCAAACATCTTCAAGAATACTCCTGAAGATCAGCAGCGTTTGTATGGGGACAAATATGACCCCAACAAAAACTATCCAGTGTTTACCGGCACCGCCAGCATTCCCAAATCACAGCTCCCAGCATTGGTTGAGTATCTGCACTGGGCATTGCGCACTGAGCTGAAAACTGATTCCTATTTGGACGAGGTTGTTATTCCAATTAAGATTTCTGGCTGGCAGAAAGAATCAAAAAGCGGAAAAAAGTTCTTGAGTTTGGCCTATTCGGCTGATTACAAGACGATGACTGCTGCTCGTGAGGCTAAGGAAGCCGTTGAGCTTGCAGATTCCCAAGAGATTGCGCAGCATCAACAGTCCTTAGACGACGCTGCCGCTAATCTTGCAAAGAGCACCGCCGGCGCTGTGGTCAAGCCTGATCAAGAGGACATCTTCTGACATGGACATCCCGAACTCTCCGGTAGAGCTAATGCAGCGGGTTCTGTTTGATCAGCTGGACTCTCTTCCGGAGGATTCGGCTGTTCAAATTCCAGCAGGCGCCTTGCGTCACCTCTACGTCAACTACCGAGACGCAATTGACCTTATCAATGAACAACAGCAAATCATCAATGGACTTATCGAGAACAGCTGAGCGGATTGGCGTCACGATGCTCCGTTGGGGCACAAAACGCCCTGTTTTCCTAATTGAGCCACCAAGCTGGAGCATCCAGTACATGACCCCGCTTGCCCCTGCGCCATTGCCTGCGGAGATCTCTCCTGTCGGCAAGGCTGGTGCTTGGATCATCCGCAGGGCTAATCCCTTGGCGTATATCAACTCAAAAGGTGGTGCCATCAAGGTCACCCTGCCTTAAGATCACGGCCTACACTTTACTTCAATGGCAAATTTTTATTATCAAAGCGAGCATCTAGGCAGAGTTATTTACTTGGCGGATATTGAGCGATTGAGTTCATCCCAAATCAATACTCTCAAGCTTGAACTTGAAGATGCTATTTCAGACATCAAGAGTCAAATGTATCAGCAGAGAGACACAGCTGAGTTTGACAAGATTCATTCCATGAGCCTTAAGATTGACATCTGTCAAAAGTTTCTCTCTCGAGTAAAACGTACACAAGCAGAGTCGTCAGGAAGCAATTCTGTCGCAAGCTCCTATCACTTGTCTTACTTTCGCCAGGCTGTTTCTACGCTGATTGGCCCTCTTCAGGCTGATCAGCTTTACGAAAAAGCCAAGCAAGACGCTTTGCGACAACTAGCCAAGGAATCTAACTCTTGAACAAATTTCAATGGGATGACAACCATCCCCAGGCTCAATACGGCGATGGCATCAGCCATCCCAGAAAAGGCGCGAAGACCAGGCTGTTCAAGCTTTTAGTTCGCGGCTCACAGATGGCGGCAATGAAAGTGGAGTTGAAGGCTGAAACCCAGCGTGACGCAGTCCGTTATGGCAAGGCCCGCTGGCCTGGAGCTGCAATTGAGGTGGTCAAGTGACTACTTCTTGCCACCCTTCTTGCTGCCACCTTTTTTGGTGCCTTTCTTCTTGTCGTCGTAGTGATAAGGCATGACCAAGAGTGTGTCGCGTCTTGACCTTAGCTCTGGTCTGACGCTGGAGGATGCTCTTGACCTTTTATATCGAGGAAAAGCAAACGCAGTGAAGCTGGCAACAGCTGCTGGCGTCAGTAAAACCGAGCTGCAGCGGGTCTTTGCCGACTATGTGTCCTCACGAGGCATCGCGGATGACAGTTGGCGAAAAGACGATGAGCTTTCTTGGCCCTACATCACCTAACCACCAGGATTGATTGCGGACTAGGACAGGCTCACGCGCCTTGCGCCCCTCACACCTGATCCGCTGCAGGTCACTTGTCCTCGCCCGTTTCAGGGTGAAGAGTTCAAATCATAGCGATGTATCACCAGAATCAAACACGCCAATCAACTGGAGTTCACCTCGTGACATGGGGCTTAACGCCCATGTTCAAGCCCTGGTTTTTTGATGGTTCAGTTGTTCACTGGGGCAACTTGCACCAAACGGAGAGCGCAGCCCTTGAAGAGGCTGAGATACTGAGGGCTACATGCCAATAAGTTGTGGCATCTTTGCGCTATCACGCTGGAAGAATGGTCCTCAGTGAGGACGGCGATGGGTGGCGAGTAAAAATAAAAACCAAGACCGAAAAAGTTGTTTACCAGCTCTCTGCTACTGAGCTTGAGCAAGCGGTCTTAGAGGCAGAGCAACTGTATGCAGATGTAAGGACAATGGACAGTTCTCAGCCGCGCTGTATGGACTGCATACACTGGGAGATAGTAAAAGCCAATTGCAACCTTGGCTGCCCTGAAGGGAGGATGACTGGTGGAAGCTTCGCAAAAGACTGCGCTTACTTCTGGAAGCATTCCTCCTAATGCCATGGACTATGGAGATGGGTTTTACATCACACAGGGTGTTGAACCAATCGGAGAACCTCGATACTGCAGTTGCGGCCCCAATGGTCAAAGGCAGTTTTCTAACGACCTATGGCAAGCCGACATTTACATCCAACACATGAAAAATGCCAAAACCGACGATGCGCTGCGTCAGTAAAAACGGTGATTGGGTCTGGGAGATTGAATACTCTGGCATGACCAAATATTTTGCGGTGCATGCTGATTGGTCGGCTCGTCAGTTTTTTGAACGTGTCACAGCGGCCTATGCAGCAGATGCTTCTTCCCAAGCGTCACGCTCTGCGATGTGACCTACGGCCTGCTTTAGCAGCTTGGCTTGATGCCAGTTGGTACGAACGAGCGAGACGCACAAGGCTTTTAGTGCGTCCTCGTCACTGCAGCTTTGAACGTCGCGAACGCTTTGCTCTAGTACAAGTTCCTCTTCAAGGCTTTGGTGGACAACCATCCAGTCTGCCCAGCCCATAGCTTTGAAGATTCTTCTCAATTCATGCCACAGACGGCATAACTGTCAAGTGATTGTTGTAGTGGCCTGTCTCTGCGTAGCTGTGCATCGGCACGTTGGACATGGCATGGAACACCATCTGACCGATTTTTAGGCCGGGGTACAGAGGAAGTGCATGATGCAGCCGTTCGTTCTTCAATTCGAGCGTGAGCTTGCTTCCGGTCCAGCCTGGATCGCACCAGCCAGCGAGAAGGTGATTAAGGCCATCTCTTGCACGGCTTGACTTGAGTACAAATTGGCAGCTGATGTCGTCGGGAAGGTTAAACAGCTCAAGTGTTTCAGCCAAGCAAAACTCGCCGGGCTGAAGCATGAACGGCTCATCTTCTGTCCTGTCTGAGATGTCGATGCGAATCAGCTCAGGGCTATAGATGCTCTCGATCATCAGGTGATCACCCAAGCGCAGATCCAAGCTGGCAGGGTTTAACAGCTCTTCGTCGAAAGGGGCGACCATTTGGCTTTTCCGGCACCGCGCCGAAATTTCCCAATCACACAGGACTGCCATCCCAAGGATGCAAAAAGGAATCCTACTCAGCTTTGCCCAGAATTTTCTTTTCAGAGGCATAAGCTCCTTTTTGATGCATCTCTGTCACGTCACGCACCCATGGCACCAGCCAATCATTAACTCGTGAACACTGGTCCCAGTTCACAGGCTTGGCGCACTGCACCACAACAGTCGTCCAAAATGCACTGATAAACGCCCAAATCCAATAAAACTCACTCATTGACGAGGATCACCCAACCAGTCCTAGGGCCTTCGTACTGCCAGCGTTGATGAAACGCAGCCTGCCTTACGCGCACGTTTCGACCTAAGTGCGGATTGCTGTGACCGCCCTTCTCCATTTCTGGATAACCGCGAGGATCCTGCATGATCCACTCTGGATCGCTGCTGTTCTTGCCTGCGTAACCGCTGATGATGCTCCAGTGCCCGCAACCTAATCCGCTGCACATTGGCGGCTCGCCACGCAGCATGTTGCCGTGATGCAGCCAACCGACAAGGACAGGTCGGCCGTTCTCAACCTCAAGCTCCACCATGTCGGCATCCCCGTCTTTGCGGAACTCAGCCTGCAAACCAAGACTGCGCAAAGCCGCTAGTTGAGCCTCTACTGAGGTGGTGTCTCCGAACTTGCTCCTAATTTCGTTGTACTCATCATCTGACTTAACGCGGCGATAAAACGCCGCCACCATGGCTGCCGCCGAGCTGAAGCACTCCCTAACGCCAGTTCCGGTCTTGTTGTCGAGCTGGGTGAAGTAAGGCATGTAGATCTGCTGGTCATATCCGCTTTCCTTCCAGGCTTGAAACCAATCTGCCCCGTCTTCCTCCAGTAGCTCCGGCGGCAATGACTCTTCAAGCTGTTTAATTGCAGCCAACTGGTGGGGCGTACCACGGAACCATTGAAAGAAGGGCAACAGAGATAAAGGCACCACCAACGCGATTAAGATCGCCCTGATGATGCCGGGTGACATACGTCTTCGCCAAGGCTGTATCCGGCTACGAAAACGAGAGCTGAGCTGCAAAGCAAAAGCATGACTGCGCCGCCGGCTACGAACCAACCAGTCAGCAAGAAGCCCCTGACTCTCACTTCTCGACACGAGTGCTGGGGAAAAGGTTTTTGCTGACGTAGTCGCAGATCTGATCGTCAACAGTGTTATCTGTCGTCTTCGCGTATGCACGAAGAAGGTCTAAGACCAGCCTCTTCACAGAGTTTGACTTTAAAAATGCCAAAAGGATTGGCTTGATGATTAAGACCATTGCCTTGCCTTGGATTGCACTAATACGTTAGTGCCGATCGCTATGACCCTCCAGTCGCGCCACTGCGCGTTCTAGCTCGCTCAATCTGCCAAACACTTCTACGTCCTTGCTCTTGATGTCTTGATGCAAGATATCGAGCCTGCTGGATAGATTATCGACGGCAGTCGTAAGGCGAATCAAAGAGTCCTGGCCATTCCTGGTTTGACGATTGATTCCTGAGACTCCAAGAGCCGCAGTGGTTATTGACGCACCAGCCACAGCGGCCCAGACTTCAACCACGAACCGCTCCAAACGCTCTTTTCATCATGGCAGACCCGACGAGCGATGATCAAAAGGAAGGCGTCAGCGTTGCCGATCTCGTTAAATGCGCTGTTTTGGTCTGGAGCGCCACACTCCTTACCGTTTCCTACCTGGGGTTTTTCCCGCAAATGAAGATGGACAATACGTTCGTCGCATCACTGCTGACAGGGGCAATGGCGTCGTTTGGCATTGAGCGCAAGAGCAATGGCAATGCAAACAAGAAGCCGACTATCGTGGACAACAAAGACTCCAAGGCTGGCATCAAATGAAACGCACACTCTTGGTATTGGGCGTGACACTTTTGGGATTGCCTGCCCAGGCTGACATCACCCATAAAATCCAATCAAGCATTCAACTGAGTGTCGATGGAGCAGGATCAGTCGCGACAAAGCTCCCCTCAACGTACTCTATTTCTGGGTCTAACATTACTTTGGACACTGCTGGCGGTCTTGGCACCCTTACTGCCGGTTCCGCTGTTGGTTATACTCCTGCCTCTTACAGCGTTACAACTGCTGGCGACGCTTTTAGCTATACAGAATCATTTATTGAGGGAGACGATACGCCGTCCGCCACCTCGGTAACTACTAGCTCTGGCACGGTAGATAGTCTGCCAATGCTGGGACAGACCACTACAACTTCCGGTGGTGTGGCAGGTAATCTTGCGGGCACGATTGATTCTGGTGGTGCTATTTCGATAACGGCGGGTGCGGCTGGTACTACTGCAATAGGACAGGTAATCCAAGAACTCCAAATCAAATAATGTGGACTGGCATTTGGATTACTTGGGGCGTGCTTTGCGCTATCGCTCTTGCTGCTCCAGAAGCAAAACCTTTGCCAGTCGTTCCTAATTTTCAGCAGGGCACCCTCAAATCCACCACTCAGACAACGCAAAAAGTCACTGAGGTCATCAATTCTTACGAGTACCGCACCGGATATGAATACACCGTCAGCGGCACAAACATAGAGCCTAGTGGTGGCAATCTTGCTCCTGCTGACCTCTCAACAACAACCAATAATCTCAACGGTGTTTCTAGCAAGTGGGTTGGCCTTGACCTGCAAGACAAGCCAACATGGACAATCGTTGATCCCGGTGCATCTTTTCAGTTCATCGAAACGGTTTCAGGCCCAGGGCTGACAACTCACACGATGATTGAACGGACAACTGACATCGAATCTGTCACGGAGACACTGAGCACCTTCACCCAATGAAGCGAGTCCTAGCAACGCTTTTGCTCCTTTCCGCTCCAGCGCAAGCGCAGGTCTCGAGCACTGCAGCTCCTGTTGCAAACAGCTCCGGGAGTGTCACAAATCAGGCTGTCCAGGTCGTGCCGGGGAAAAACTTCATCTATCAATACGGCAACTTCGCCTGTCAAGGAACAAGTCTCACAATCAGCCCTTTCCTAAGCACAACTGTTGGCTGGGCGCATCCTTATGAATCTCACTACCAAGATCCCGTATATGACACTCTCGATTTGGTTGGCGCGTTTGATGAGGAAGGTAATGCCATCCCAGATGGCGTCCCCGATAATCCGGGCAATGTCCTTTTTTATCGCCCAGTTCGTACAGGGCAAAAAACGAACTACTCGATCAACGGCGGAATTACTGCCACAATTTCAATCCCACTAGATCGCGCTCATATCAGGAGTTGCCATAAAGCCGCAGAGAAACAGGTCATGTTGCTTGAACAGCAGCTGGCGGACAAGAGACTTAATCACGAGATAGCAAGACTCAAGAACTGCGGCGAGTTGCTGAAAAAGGGCATCAGCTTTCACCCCAAAAGTCCATACCGTGGAATCTGTGCTGATGTCGTCCTAAGCAACCCGCCAGGCAACCTTCCGCCCCATACACACTCAATCCCTACTTCCGCAAAGACCGCTGAAACTTCTGCCGCTCAAAAACAGACTCAACCTTAACTTTCTTCCCCAGCTTTTCCTTGATCTTTTTAATTGTCTTTTTGACGATGGGTTTGACTGCTTTAAGCAAAACGTCCCCTAAGGGTCTCGCAAGAATGGCCGCCGTAGTCGCCACCGCAGCAACAGTCGCAGTCGTCGCGACAAGAGTCGGAGCAGGAAGATAGTTGCCGATAATCGTCGGTACGTCCAACGGCTTGAGTTGTGGCTCACACTTCCCATCAACAATCTCGTAACCAATGATGACAGCAGTTTGAGATTTATTTTTCGCACCTAAAGGAATTGCGTCAGGAGGAGGACATGGCAGCTCTTTTTCTACATTGGACTTATCAGCTGTTAACGGCGCAGCTGATGGGGGTACAGAGACCGGCTGTTTTGAGCGATCAGCCGGTTTTTCCTCAGGAGCAGTCTTTGGGACTGGCGCTGTTTGATGCATGTGCTGCCCTGGCGTAAAGTCCAGCGGCTCATAATGCGGAAGCTCGCCACCAGGCATGTCTGCCACCGGGAATCCCAGCATTAACGTGACAGGTGGCTCTGTCGGCATTGTTGGCGGCGGCAAGATCTGCCTTGCTTCAACACTGGGCACGCCTACCGTTCCAACACCAATCTCTTGAATCTCTGGCATGAAATCAGAACGGTTTACAGCAGGTCAGCTCTGGATAGAACGTAACCGCAGAAGAGAAGGGCCGCCTGTTGTTTACACCGTAATGTGCGGCAAAACCGCAAGGCTATTCACCGAGCCAAAAGCAATCCTCAAATGGGTCAAATGGCCAAAAAGCACGCCAACTGGTGATGCTTTACGCGAGTGGCTCGCTTCGTTTGAGCAGAAACCTCAAGCACCCGCTCCAGAACTTGATATGGCAAAAATCAAGGCTGAAGGCTTCGGACCTGAAGCTCATGACGACGATCCAACCGCCAACACCAAGATGATTACCTAAGCGTTGAACCTGTCGATAGCGCGGTTTAGATACCAAGCGGCTTTCTGCAGGTCTTGCACAGTGTTGCCTTTGTGCCATGCCCGCAGCAAGTACTTCATCGTTTGACCGACTAAGTAGCCAGTTACAGCATCAGGCGCACCAGCGACCACATCCTCAATGACTTCAATGGCCTCGACGCGACCTTTGGTGTAGTGCGCTGGTGAGTTGACCTGATCGCTCATTTCAAGCTTGGAATTGCAGGCCCAGTTGCCTTAGGTAACTCTGGCATCTCAGGCATTTCAGGGACTGGCACCTGATCCAAAATTGTTTTTGTCAGCTCCAGCTTCAGCTCGCTGATGTAATACTTGGTCAGCGATGGGATGCGGGTGTAGAACAGCACGCCGACAACCATCATCGACCCAGACATCGCAAACCCTGCGACTGCCATCACATTGAAGAGCTTTTGCATGACCCCTTAAATGCACTCTTCCATGCTACGTCGCTCGTAATAGCGCTTTAGTTTTTCACACTCTCTGGCTTTGGTGTGCTGTCCCCAGTAATCAAACACCTTTGCCCGTGCCGCCTCGTAGCGAATAGCAGTTGGCAACAGTTCCGTTGGGATGCGGCTGCCTGGGGGAGAAAATCTGCTTCCGTTTAACTTGACGCCCATAGCTAATCATCAAAGAAAAAACTCCCCTTCCTGCCTGTGTTCAGGAAAGGGAGTGCGCCTCGCTGCTTTACGCTAGCTCAGAACTTGTACTTTGCCCCGGCCTTTACGCCATAGCCAGCATCCATACCGTCGTACTTGGCAAAAGAAACCTCGCCATAAAGGTCAAAGTTTTCAGCCACAGGTGCAGAAACTCCAGCTTTGGCAGAGAAACCGGTCTCAACGTCGCCACCGTCAGGCATCAGCACTGAAGGGCCGCCCTGGATGTAGAACGCACCGGCTTCATAGCCAACGTGTCCATCAAGAACGCCACCACCGAAATCTGAGCCAGAAAAAACCCCGTTATATTCCGGGTTGACGTAGAAGCCGTCGGCTTTGGCTGCAGGAGATGCCAGCGCAACTGCCGAAACGGCGACACCACTCGCAAGAAGAGCTTTGAGCATGGGTGGAAGAATTAACGTTTTCCTTGCCCACGATACTTCTTACGTCCATGGGACGGTTTTGAATGTGATCCATCACCTTGACGTGTCTTTTTAGGCCTGCTAGGGACAAAGTTTTGCCCGTTTATTGATTTAGCCATCACCCACGAAACTGCTGATATTTCTGAGCCAAGCCGGTATAGACGCCATGCATTTCATGGTCAGGCTTGTCCCTGCCGTCATACACATAAAGCTCATTGAGCCATTTCACACGATTCCGGCAAGCGGCTACATCGGTTGCGCCGTAAGTCGCGCAAATCATTGGATCAGGTCGTTCCATCAGCTAGAGGCCATCAGGCCGTGAGCACTTGCAAAGGCTAGAAGGGAATTCACCTTTGCCTCAAGCTCGCGACAATACTCAAG